TAGTAGGAGGATCTAATAATAAAGCTCGAGGAATTTACACAGTTATAGGCGGGGGAGCTGCTAATATTGCAGGTGGTACTTCGGTGATTGCCGGAGGATTTAAAAACTATGCAAATGCAGCCTACACTTCTCGAGCATTTATAGGCGGTGGCACGTGTAACTCAGCTTCAGCTTGTACTACAGTAATAGCAGGAGGTTCTTGTAATGAAGTACTGTCTCAATTTAGTGTTATAGGTGGAGGGTTAAATAACTGTATAGCTGCATCATCTGGACAATCTGTTTTAGTAGGAGGGCAGTATAATACCGGTTCAGGAGATTGGAGTTTTGTAGGTGGAGGTCGTCTAAATGCGGCAGGTGGTAATTATTCATCAGTTGTTGGTGGAAGGAGTAACATTGTTACGAAGGATTACACAGGTATATTAGGAGGATGTAATAATACAGTAGCTCATACAGGTTCGTTTGCAATTGGTAAAGATATTACATCAACAGCAGCTAATACTACATTTGTAAATAATTTCTACTCTACAGGTTCAAGTGGATTAAATAACGTAGTCATTTTAGCTAACTTACCTACTTCTGACCCATCTAACGCAGGTCAATTGTGGAATGATAGTGGAACATTAAAAGTATCTGCTGGATAAAATAGTAATATGCTATAAGTTGTTAATTAATAATTTTTTAACTATATTATATAAAACTAAATAAATTTTTAACTATGATTCATAGATGGTATATAAATGATTTAACAAGGAATACAGCAGACGGCCTGATAACAACTGCTTCTTACTACTGCAAAAGCAGAGAAGATGATATGTTTGCTGAAATAACATCAGGAGAGGTTAACCTACCTCCTAAAGAGGCTTCAGATGCAGATTTTGTACAGTACGAAAATTTAACTCAAGATACAGTATTAGGATGGATTACAGGTAGTTTAGATACAAACGCTATACAAACTGCTAATTCAGCTTCAGTGGCAGTAAAAATAGCAGAGTACAATGCTAGAACTGAGGCAATTGGACTTCCTTGGTAGTCTATAAATTTAATTAATATTATGGTTATATTCCACGTAGAAGGCGGTTTAGGCAAACATATTATGTCTACTGCTATTTTAAAAGTTATTGCAAAACAATACCCCGAATCAAAAATTAATGTAGTATGTTCTTATCCTGAAGTTTTTAAACATAATCCTCTAGTTAATAACGTAACTGCAAACGGTCAGCATGGACCATATTACGAGACTTATATCAAGGGTAAAGAAGATAGCGTAAAAATTTTATTTTCAGACCCTTATACACATTCCGATTTTATTTTAGAACAGGATCATTTATTTAACATCTGGGCTAAGCAATGGGGTTTTACTTACAACGGTGAAACACCTCAAATATACCTAACCGAATCAGAGGTAGAATATTTTAAGCCGTTTTATAAGACTCCTAAACCTATTTTAGCGATACAACCTAACGGTGGACCTAGTAATTTAAATTATAATTACTCTTGGACTAGAGATATACCTGAACCTACAGTATTAAAGATAATAGAAGAATTTAAAAACGATTATACTATAGTACATATTAAAAGAGAAAATCAAAAAGTATATCCCGATACCTTACATGCTTTGGATAATTTTAGAAGTATAGCCATACTACTACAATTAGCTTCAAAAAGATTACTAATAGACTCATTCACGCAGCATTTATCTGCTGCTTTTGACTTACCCTCTACAGTATGTTGGGTAACTACTAAACCTGAATGTTTTGGTTATGAAATGCATGATAATATTTTAGCAAATAAATTTACCTTAACTCCTTCATTTCCTAATAATTTATATCAGCCATTTAATTTAGCACAAGATGTTACTTCTTGTCCTTATAAAAATTTAGATGAGGTTTTCGATGTAGACAAAATTATTAATTCAATAAAAAAATGATGGTAACAATGCCTGGCTGGACTTATAAAAATACTATAATTACAGCTATAAACGATATGCCTAAAGGTACTTATGGATTTATTTACGAAACTACTCATAAACCTACAGGTAGAAAATATATAGGAAAAAAAGTACTATATTTTGAACGTAATAAAAAATTAGGGAAAAAAGCATTACAAGCTTTAAAAGAAGAAAGGAAAGCAAAAGGAATAGGAGGAAGAGTACCACTCAAACAGAAAGTAGTTACCGAATCAGATTGGAAAGATTATTATGGTTCTCATAAAGATATACTAAACATATTAAAGAAAGGAGAACCTACTGATTTCGTTAGAAAAATACTTTGTTTTGTTCCTAATAAAAAATTACTTACTTATTACGAGTGTAAATACCTATTTATAAATGAGGTATTAGAACAAGAAGATAGGTATATTAATGATAATATCCTCGGTAAATTTTATAGAAAAGATTTTAATGAAACTAAGTAGTATAATTCTTAACGAAGAAAATAGGTATAATGACGACGGGTATGACGAAGGAGATATTAAACTAATGGGTGATATGATTCTACCTACTGATAAAATGGTTGTCCTGCAAGCAGAAGAAGATACATACAACAGAGGACTACTAGTTACTAGTAATAAAGATAAAAGTTACGATGTAGCATATTGGGCAGATGATAAAACTAAACCTTACCCGATTGGGATAGAAATAGACGGTAAAGAAGTTGCAAAAGATGCTAAAATCGTTAAGTTCCTTTTCCACCCTGAAATGAAATAATATGATAAGAATAAAAAAATTAATAGGATTACCATCCTTACAGTACCATTTAGATAATAACCTAACTTTAAAAGAAAATGTCTACCGCTATTCAAGCGATAGCTTTATACAATTATTTTCTGAAGCAAGAGATGCTTGGAGAGACGGTTATATACAGCTTAATGAAGAAGATGTTGATCTTATAGAAAATACCGACATAGGAGAATATGGAGTTTTTGAAGGCGAAAAAGTTCCTTTAGATCTTCCAATGGTAGGTGAAGCTGAATACAAAGGTAAAGATGTAGCATTGAATAAACCTAAGAGAGGTGGCCCTAAAAAGTTTTACGTTTATGTTAAAAACCCTAAAACAGGTAACGTTAAAAAAGTAAATTTCGGTGATAGTGGAAATTTATCCGTTAAACTTAATGAACCAGGAGCAAGAGCTTCATTTGCTGCAAGACATAAATGCGCACAGAAAAAAGATAAAACAAAACCTGGCTATTGGTCATGTAACATAGGTCGTTATTGGAAATCATTGGGAGGTTCTAAGAATTTTAGTGGATACTGGTAGACCATATATAGAAAAAGGGGAAATAAGAACCTTTAGTAAAGACCTTACTGAAGATGATCTAGTTTGGCATCGAGATAGAGAAGATCGTATTATCGAACCACTTCAAGAGACTGATTGGAAATTTCAATACGATAATAATAAGCCGGAGAGTCTTAAGCGACTATTTATTAGAAAGGGTGTATACCATAGGTTGATAAAAGGCACCAAAGATTTAAAATTAAAAATAATCAAATTATAAATGGCAAGAATCATTCTCAATGATTATGTAGGTTCTAAAAGTAAAAAAAGACCCGGTGTTCATGCAAAAAGCAAAACATCTAAGTTAAAAAATAGTAGAAACTATAAAAAATCTTATAAAGGACAAGGTAGATGAAACTTTCACAAATCATATTAGAGGGCCCGCTTCAATATGATCCTGATTTTAATCGCGAAATAGATAAAATACAAGATCAGGGAGGAAAATACCTAGGTTCAGGAGACTACGGCTCTGTCTACTTACTTAACGGAAAAGCTGTGAAAGTAACCACAGACTCTATAGAACTAGACCATGCTGAAAAAATTAAAGGTAAAAAAACTAATAATTTTGTTTATATTTTTAATGTAGAAAGATTAAACGATAAATTAGGTATCATTACAATGGAGGTTATGGGGGAATACAAAGGAGATATTCCGGAAAAGTTTTTACAAAATCTAGAAAAAGAAGCACTTAATTACGGCATTCCCCCTGATGAATTAGATATTAGACCAGATAATTTCATGGTGCATCCTAAATCCGGCAAAATAAAAATGATTGACGTATAGTTGTTATTCTTAATATTTTTTCATATATTAATATTTAACTATAAAGTATGGACTATACCTTTTTATTAGGTGCTTTAGAGAATATATTAGGAAGAAGTCATAAAAGAGCTAGAAATAATCACGCTTTTCATTGTCCTTTTTGCAACCATCGTAAACCTAAGTTAGAAATTAATTTAATTACTAACGATGAAGGTAAGAATTTTTGGGAATGTTGGGTGTGTAAAACTAGAGGTCAGAGTATATACTCTCTAGTAAAACAACTTAAACTTCCTAAATTAGAAGGTCAAGAAGTTTTAAAATATGTAAAAAAAGGTAAAAAGTATAATTACAAAAATGAAGAAGCAGTTGAATTACCAAAAGAATTCCAACCATTAACAACTGCAACTCAAAGTTCTATAATAGCTAATAAGATTAAAAAATATCTACATGAACGAGGATTTACCAAAAATGATTTTATTAAATATAATGTTGGATACACAACAACTGGAGACTATGGAGGAAGAATCATTATCCCAAGCTATTCTTCATCCAATAGGCTCAACTATTTTATTGGAAGAACTTACGAAAACTCTTATTTTAAGTACAAAAATCCGCAATCTACCAAAGACATAATATTTTTCGAAAATTTAATTAATTGGAATCAACCTATAATTCTATGCGAAGGAGTATTTGATGCGATAGCTATTCGTAGGAATGCTATACCTATTTTAGGAAAGAGTTTATCTCCTTCATTAATAAAAAAAATTATTACATCCAATGTAAAAGACATTTATATAGCTTTAGATAAAGATGCACAAAAAGATGCATTAGAAATATCTGAAAAACTACTTAACCTAGGTAAGAGGATCTTCCTAGTTGATCTCAAAGAAAAAGACCCCAGCGAGATGGGCTTTAAAGCTTTTACTCGTCATATACAAACAGCAGAAGAATTAGACTTATCTGGTCTAATGCTGCACAAAATGCAAGCCATATGATAAGGCAAGGTACGAATATACTAAAAGAAAATTCTAAAAATAGATTAAATTTTAAACCTGAACTTAAACAGATTAATTTTCTAGACCGAAGAGTTTACAAAAGAGATGAAGGAGTTTACTACCCATCAGTTACTACTATTCTTCAATATATGCCAAAAAACAAATTTTTTGATAACTGGTTAAAAGATGTTGGACACAATGCTGACTTAATAATGAGAAAAGCAGGTAAAGAAGGTACTCAAGTTCATGAAGCTGCTGAAGCATTAGTTTTAGGTAAAGAAGTTAATTGGATGGACGATTACGGTAATGCTAAATATTCTCAAATAGTTTGGGAAATGATCTTAAAATTTTATGATTTTTGGTCTACCTGCAAACCTAAACTAATATCTACTGAAGAATTTGTATTTTCAGATAAATTTAAATATGCCGGCACTGCTGATTTATTAGTAGAAATAGACGGTGAAATTTGGTTATTAGATCTAAAAACATCAAATAATTTACATAGATCATATAACTTACAACTTGCAGCATATGCTAAAGCAATTGAAGAGACGAAAGGAATAAAAATACAAAGAACAGGAATAATTTGGTTAAAAGCTAGTACTAGGTCTGCTTCTAAAAAGAAAGGAGTATATCAGGGAAAAGGATGGCAAATAAAAACTATTGACGAAATAGATTATAATTTTGATTTATTTCAAACTATATATAAACTTTATTTGTTAGATAACCCTAATACTAAACCTATTTATAAGAGTTATCCAACAACTATAAAATTATGAAAAAACTAGCACTACTTCTATTTCTTTTTATTACCTTATCTAGTTGTGGTGTTCAATGGCAATATACATCGTTAAGTACCGCAGGACAAGTTAACAGTATATACAGATCATCTAATGTACAAGTTGACACAATTACATCTCTTTCTGATTTAAGATGGAAACTTAGAAACGACTTTAATTTCAGATACGATTTTGCAACTTATGCAATGCAACAACCTTATACATGGTATTGGAATAATCCAAGATTAGAAGGTATTTGGAGACCGTATAATAGATTTGATATTTACTTTAACAGTAACTGGTTTTGGAATGATTGGGCATTTAACTATCCCTTTCATCATACTTGGGGATGGAACAATTGGTATAATTGGAATAGACCATATAACTACTATGGGTGGAATAGACCCTATAGTCCATGGAATAATTGGAATAATAATTGGTATAACGGTCCTTTTAATAATCAAGGGTATAATGTTGTATGGAATTCAAGTCGAAGAGGCAGCAGTAGATCTTATATTAACGGGTATAGAACTAATATAGTATCCAATAATATACAATCTGTGCTCAATACCAATAGGAGAACAAGAAACACTTTAAACACAACTAATTATAATAAACCACTAGTAATAAATAATAATGATCAAGTTATTAAACCTAATACAAGAACAAATTGGAAACCCCAAAGCAATAGTAATGGCCGGGGGGGGAGGAACAGGCAAGTCTTACCTCCTTCAACAACTAGATCTAACTTCACTCCAACAGTTCAACCCAGACAAGTACGTGGAGGATCCGGAACATCGATTCCACAACAATCTAGGAGCAGCATCAGCACAAGTAGCCAAAGACGTGGAGGCGGCAGCTGAAACAGGAATTAGTTTCGTTTGGGATACTACGGCTTCTAATCCTTCTAAAATACAAGACCTTTTAAATAGAGGGTATGATGTATATATGATTATGGTATATGCTCATCCTATGATTTCATATGTATCTAATTTCGGAAGAAAAAGAGCATTACCTGCAGTAGCAGTGTTTTCAACTTGGAGAAACGTATACCAACTGATAAGTCAGTATCAAGATATGTTAGGGGATAATCTATCTATTTTTATAAATGATAGAGGAGGTAAATTTAATAAGGAAATTGAAGCTTTTAATAAAGCAGGCGAAAGAGGAGTTAATGGAATAAAAGAATTCCTTAAATCCTATAACGAAAAAACGGGTACAGGTAAATCATCTTTTTTTACTCCTGTTAATATGAGTTCTGAAGAAGAGCAAGCTTTTAATAAAGCAGTAGCTGATATAGATTATGATAGAGATCATAGATCTGAAGATAAAGCTATAAAAAAAGAATTTTTAAAATTTTACCAAAAAAACGGTGTTGGACCAGGTGATGACCAGTTAATTAAAGCTCGAGATAAATTTAGAGATAGTAAAGCTAAAAGCGAAAAGAGAAGTGATGACGTTTTAGAAAATATAGCTGAAATGTTATTTAGCTCTGATTTTCAAAAATTACTTAAATCTTCTTCTGTAGCTGATATTGATAAAAAAGTACAAAAGTTTTTGACATGATAGCATTATACCCCGGAGCTTTTAAACCACCTCATAGAGGACACTTTGAAGTAGTAAAAAGCTTACTTAACGGTAATCATAGAGGTAGAGAATACAGTATTGAAAATTACTTAGATGCTGGTGTTCAAGCACTTAAAGGCTCAGAAGGTAGTGTAAAACCAATTGAAAAGGTAGTAATTTTTGTTAGCGGTGGGGTAAGAAACGGTATTTCTATAGAAGAATCTATTAAAGTATGGAATATTTATTCTAAATACCTCAGTAATATAGAAATAGTCGATGGAGGTAGTAATCCAATGATTACTGCAAAAGATTACGCAAAAAGTAATCAAGATAAAAATTTTTACGCTATAACAGGTATTAGATCAGAAGAGGATTTAGTAGATTTAAAAAGAGTAACTACTTTTAAAAATAGAAAAAACGTTGAAGGGCTGGTAATACCGGCTAGTACTAATTCAAACGTTAGAGCAACAGACTTTAGAAAAGCACTACTTTCAGGTAATCTAGATCAAGTAATTGACTTTTTTCCCAAAGAAATAAGTAGAGATGATATTTTAAAAATAATGAAAATGTTAAAAAGCAGTATTATAGCTGAAGAAATGGAAAATCAGCTTAACAGTAAACTTAATAGTATATTTGAAACTACAGAAGGCTCCTCAGGTACTCACGTAGCTCATAAAAGCGTACAGAGATCTGAAGATAGAGCAAATTTAGTTTCTCTATATAGTAAATTAAGGCATGAATTAGGTGATGATCTTTTTCATATTAATTTTAATCAGGATAATATCACTATAACTAATAAAGGAGAAGATTTCAATATAAGTTTTGACTACACTCCTTACATGGGCTCTATATTAGAGTATATGATAGATGAAGGTATTAATATACTCCCTTTACCTGAAATAAAAATTAAAAAAGATATTAAAGAATCCTCAGATTTTTTTGGTAAAACTGCTTACTATACCCCTGATTCTAAGGAAGTAGTTTTATACGTTGAAGGCAGACACCCAAAAGACGTAATGAGATCTTTTGTTCATGAAATGATTCATCATAAACAAAATTTAGAAGGTAGATTAGGTAATATAAACACTACTAATACCAACCAAGACGAAAGATTACTAGAGTTGGAAAAAGAAGCTTACCTAGAAGGTAATATAACCTTTAGAAACTGGGAAGATTCAGTAAAAAATACTTAAAAAAGTTGGATAATTGTATGAAATTTCTTATATTACATATTAAACTATATTAAAATAAAGGTTATATGAATACAAGTATTGTAGATTTATTAGAAGCATATCCGCTTCCAGAGCAAAAAGAAGTACCGCCATATAAAATATACTGTGATATGGATGGAGTACTTACTGATTTTGAATCAAGATTCGAATATTTTACTGGTATGTCCCCTAAGGACTACGAAAAGAAAAATGGAATAGGTGGTTTTTGGAATCTCATCGACGTAGAAGTTGGAGTAAGATTTTGGGTAGGTATGTCATGGATGCCTCAAGGGGAAAGATTATGGAATTTTATTTCTCCTTATAAACCTGATTTATTAACTTCTCCTTCTAGAGATAATAATTCGAGATTAGGAAAAAACTTATGGGTAAAGAATAATTTAAATCCTAAACCTAAAGTTATATTTGCTTATTCAGCTGATAAACAAAGGTATGCTAATGAAAATAGTATATTAATAGATGATAAAAAGTCCAACATTAACGAATGGGCAGCTAAAGGAGGTATAGCTATTAGATGTAAAAATGGTAATGTAGATCACGTAATAGAAAAACTTATGGAACTTGGTTATGAATAACGATTCAGTATTAAAAAAAGAATTTAAAAAATCAGATGTCGAAAGAGTAAGGAACTTAGTAAAAAAAGATTTTTCTTCTTCTACTAAACAACAGACTGGTTATAAGAAATCGTACAAAAAATATAATGAAGGAGATATCTGGGAAGAAGACGGTCGTAAATGGACTATCAAGAATGGTATTAGACAGAATATTACTAAGTTAGATCAGGCTAAAAAATCACTCAGAATACCCTTAAGATGTCCTAAATGTGGTGGTTCTATGAAACATTGGTTAAATAAAAAAATGTATAAAATTCATGGTTTTTGTTTTGACCCCTGTACTGTTAAGATGGAAGGACAATTAAGAAAAGCAGGCTTATACGAACAGTATGAAAAGCGTATGATGCAAGGCAATATCAAAGCTTTCATTAACGATATAGAGGACTGGGCAAAAGAGTTAGTTAACACTAGTGCAACTTTCGTAACTGAAGACGGAGCTATAGAAGATTGGAAGTCTAATTCTACTAAAGATATGAATTTTATTAAAAATATGAAAGAGTATATGTCTAATCTCTCAGAACACTTAAAATAAGCTATTTATAAATAAACTATTTTAACAGAGAGTTTTATAATGGCAAAAAAAAAGAAAATTTCTTCAGATACATATGCTTTTATGAGAGAACTCATAAGGGAATCTTTAAGAGACTGGTTTAAGAAAGAGAAGTGGGTACGCATCTCTTCTTCTGGTAATATAGCTGGCCCTTGCGGTACGTCTAAAGATAAGAAAAATCCCGATAGGTGCCTACCAAAAGCAAAAGCTCAAAGTTTAACAAAAGGTCAAAGAGCCGCTACTGCAGCCAAGAAAAAGAAAGCAGGAAGTAAAGGAAAGACAGTCGTGAAAAATACAAAAAAAGCAACAGTGAAAAAAGAAAATTTAGATCCTTCATATAAACATGATGGAAAATCAGCACCATTTGGTTCAGGTTATAGACCTGTAACTAAAGAAGATTTTACTAATTTAGTAGTAGGTATGATTCATGAAATAAAAAATAATAAAGTTACTTTTGGGTACGATTTAGATGCTATTCAAAATGTAGTCGACCACTTAAGGAGTAATTACAAAGAAGGACAAGATTATGAATTACATATTCAAAGAGGTGATGATCTACCTAATGCTATTACTTTCCCTAAAGGTAAATTCAAAGATGATTACGATTTAAATGATATGCTAAATGTAGCACAGAGTGACGAAGATAGGTATGATGCTTATACTGATGATGATTTAAATGAGAAAAAAGATGATAGGTGTACTCGTATAGCTAAACGCAAATACGATACTTGGCCTTCTGCATATGCTTCAGGAGCAGTAGTTAGATGTAGAAGAGGTGAAATATGGAAAAAAGAAAAATGATAAAAATTACAGACATATTGTTAGAAGCAACTTTTGATGATATCAAAAATCTTTCTTACGCTAAAGTTAAAGAAACGTATGCTCTTAGAAAGAAAATAAGTCAGGCTATTCTTAATTTTTTTCCTCATGAAGATCATATGGTTAAAGTAGAATACTACGGAGACTATGTAGAGGATGAGGATGAATTAACAGTGAAAGAGCTTATAGAGTATGTTGATAAAAGAATCGACGATAATGTACTCCTAAATGACGATATTAGCATTGACCCGGCTACTGATAAATCTCCTACACTTTTTATAGATGTGGGGGAAAATTCTTTCGAAATCACTTCTCTTGATGATGAAGAATTTTTTGCAGAAAATTATGCTGATAGAAAAGTAAAAGTTAATTCTCAACTAAGTACGATAAAAATGTCTGACATACTGTTAGAAGCTAAAGGGTTTTCTTTACCCTCATTACCTTATGCTTATAATGCTCTAGAGCCTCATTTTGATGAAGAAACTATGAGAGAGCATCATACTAAGCACCATAAAGGATACGTAACTAAGCTTAACGATGCTATGAAAGGTAAAGCTAAAAGTATAGAAGAAATCTTATCTAATATTAAAAAATATGACGATAAAGTAAGAAACAATGCTGGAGGAGCATATAACCATACCCTCTACTTTAACTTACTATCCCCAGATGCTACAACAAATCCCGTCGGCCAATTAAAAGAAGATATAGATAAAGCTTTTGGTTCTTATCAAAAGTTTAAAGAAGAGTTTACAAACGCAGGTACAGGACAATTTGGATCCGGATGGGCTTGGTTGACTCTTACTAGTAATGGACTAAAGATACATAGTACTCCTAATCAGGACAATCCATTAATGAGCTACTCTGAAATAAAGGGAGATCCTATTATAGGTATGGATGTTTGGGAACATGCATACTACCTAAAACATAAAAGTAAAAGAGCTAGCTATATCAAAGATTTTTTTAAAGTATTATGTTGGAAAACAGCAGAAGAAAATTACCAAAAACTAATTAATAAAGATAATGAAGATAATTAAACTTATTAAAGACTTAGTGCTTGAAGGTAAACTATCAGATTACGGTAAAAATAATACTCCAGCAGCATTGAATAAAGAAAAAGCTTTAGGTAGTAAAAAAGTAGATCCAATGGATTCTATTCAAGACCTAGATCTTAATACATTAGGTAGAAACGTAACAGTAAAAGAATACAGATACGGTCCTCTTAATCCTAACGACGAAAAAGGTTCTAAAAAATTCTGGGAAGATAAAGCTGAAATGTGGGATACAACAGTAGAACACGCTAAGACTTCAAGATGTTCTAATTGTTCTGCTTTTAATCAAAAGCCTGCTACTCTTAAAAAAATAGCTAAAGCAATAGGAGATGAGGGTCAAAAGATAGTTAAACAATCTAATATAGGTTTTTGCGAATTTTTCTGGTTTAAATGTGCAGGTGCTAGATCATGCGATGCATGGGTCGGAGGCGGTCCTTTAAAATAATTTATTATGCCATTAGGAAAAAAAGCTGACGCAGG